ATGGATGCCCGCGAAGAGCTGCCGTACTGGCGGTGGGAGATCATTGACGACGGCGCGACCTGCGACCGCTGCCTGCCGCTGGCGGGCAAAGTGTATCGGAAGACGGATCCGTTCTGGTTGACCTACTATCCCCCGATCCACCATCGCGACCGCTGTACCGTGACGGAGTGGGATGCCGCCAGCCTTTCGGCGGAGGGGCTGACCGTGACGAGCGGGATGCCGGAGGACAAAGCGGCAGTGCCGGCCAAAGGCTTTGACAACAATCCCGGCGATATGGGTACGGCGCTGGACCAGCTATCGAGGATCTACGAGCTGGTGGCTCGGCTGCCGCAAGATTACGGCCTGGGCGACCTTCCTGCCGTGGCACCGCCGAAGCCCGTGAAATTTGATTTGACGGGTGGATCGACCGGACTTGCCGATAGTGACGGGCGGACGCGCACCCTGACGGCCGATGTGTTTAACGCGACGGCGGCCGACGCGGGAATGATCGCGGAAACGATGGCAAATCCGTCCGAGATCTGGGGCTGGCCGCAGAAGAACGCGTTTTACTATTTGCGGAATTTCGAGACAGCTAACGGACCGCGAACCGTGGCCGTGGAAGTGTGGGGAGATATCCGCAAGGTGCATTTCACGGAAAACCCGGCCGAGTTCCGGCGCGGGATGCTCATCGAAAGGAATTGACGTGACGGTACAGGAGATCATTGCCCAGGCGATCAAGCGCGGCTATCTGATCGCGCAGTCCGTGGAAGTCGTGAAAGACAAGACTCCGCTGGAGTGGATTCACTTGATTCCGGTGGGGCACTGGGACTACCATTGGATGCTGGACGGTCCGCTGGACATCACGACGGAACATATCGTACAAATGGAAGCCAACTTCCGGGCTTCGCAGCTGGACATCCTGGTGGACTGGGAGCATTCGAGCGCATTCGGCATGTCGTCCAAAGCGGCGGGCTGGGTGTACGAAGTGGACGTGCGCGACGACGGGCTGTGGGGCCGAGTGCGCTGGACGCCGGATGCCCTGGCGGAAATTACCAAGGAGGAATACCGCTACCTGTCGCCGTTTTTTTGCATGAATTGGAAGAGCGATAAGAGCGGGCAGATGATGGGGGCGAAGGTGTTCAGCACGACGCTCACGAATATTCCCTATTTTGAAGAAGGTCTCGTACAAAAGATAGCAGCTTCAAAGGAGACGGCTATGGATTTTATGAAGAAGATGGCGGCCATGCTGGGACTCGGCGAGGGCGCGACGGAGGACCAGCTCCTGGCGGCGGCACAGGCGATGAAGAGCACGCTGGACGCGATTGTGTCCGCGCTGAAGGACATCGTAGCCCCGGCGGACGAGGCGGCGGCAGCCAAGCCGCCGGTGGAACAGGTGGCGGCGGCGAAGAAGATTCTGGCGAGTGCGAAGCAGGTTCAGGACAAGCTGGACGCGGTGTGCAAGGCGCTGGGATCGCCGGTGACGGCGTCGGCGCAGGAGCTGGTGGACGCGATCAGCAACTCGCGGAAGAGCGAGGGCGAACTGGCTGCGACCGTCGCCGCGATGAAAACCGAACTGGACCAGGCGCGGGCGGAGCGGCTGGTGGACGCGGCGCAGGAAGCGGGCAAGGTGGTGGCCGCGACGCGCGGCTGGGCGCTGGCGTTTGCCGCACGCGATCCGGAAGGATTCAAGGCGCATATGCTGGCCTCGCCGGCGATGCTGCCCGCGAGCAAACCGCGCGGACCGCAGCCTGCCGGCAGCGATGCGGAGCCGACCGAAGCGGAGCGGATCGTGGCGAAAGCCATTAACATGGATCCGAAAGAGATCGCGGCGACGCGGTCCAAGCGCGAAGCGGGCGGACTGGACTAATCCGGACGCAGGACTCAGGACAACCATCACTCACCATTAAGGCAAGGAGATAGACGTGGCAGCTTTATCTGCAGACCGCAATACGAAAGAACGGGGCGAGGGATCGGGGAAGCACGGCGTGGCCGCGACGACCAAGATCTACGCGCTGTCACTGACGATGCGGAATTCCAGCGGCAAGCTGGTGCCGGGCGGGGACACGGCGAGCTGCGTGTTCGCCGGCGTGGCGGAAAAACAGGCCGATAATTCGGCCGGTGTGGACGACGCCGTGAAGTGCGTGGTGCACAAGCGCGGCGAATGGTATTTCGACAAATCGGGCACGCCGGGCGTGGGCGACGTGGTGTACCTGGTGGACGATCACACGGTGGCCCTAGCGAGCGTGACGACCAACGATATCCCGTGCGGGAAGGTCACGGACGCGGACAGCGGCGGCGTGTGGGTGCGGATTACGGGCTACGCGATTTGACCGGATGACCGGTCACCGGTTCGGCAGGGAAAAACACTAAATAGAAGGAGGCCACGTGGCCAACTTAGACAGCAAAATCCAGTCGCTCAAGGATGCGATCCTGACGCTGTGGGACAATCATCTGAAATCCGACGCTCCGCCGGACTATCAGGATTACGCGATGGACATCCCGTCGTCCACGGCGGCCAACATCTATATCTGGATGGCGGCGCTGGTGGAGATTACGCGGTGGACGGGGCGGATGGTGTGGGGCAATTTGAAGGCCTTCAAGGCCACCGTGATCAACGATTTGTTCACGGGCGGATTCAAGATCACGATCAGCGACATCGAGGACGACAACCTCGGCATGGTGAAGACGCAGGTGACCGGCCTGATGAGCCAGGCGCAGCGCTTCTGGGGCAAGCTGCTCCACAAGTTCATCGCGGGTATTTTCACCGTCGAGTGCTACGATGGGCAGTATTTCATCGATACGGACCATCCGTCGCTGAACGAGGACGGGACCACGGTCTCAAACAAGGGAACGAAGAAGTTCCAGGAATCGGCGGTGCTGGATGCCCTTCAGTATTTCGACACGGTGATGAGTCCGTCGAACGAACCGCTGGACATGGATCCGGTGGTGGTGATGGTCGGTCCGAAGTATTACGAACTGGCGCGACGGTTCTATAACGACACGTACCGGCCCGGATCCAGCGGCACGGAAGACAACCCGCTCAAAGGGCGGCTGAAACCCGTGAAGAACAAGTGGCTGGTGGGCAGCGCGGCCGAGTACTGGTTTATCTTTGCCAAGAGCACGGATGGGGCGTTAAAGCCGTTTGCCGTGCAGACCCGGGTCAGCCCGCAGCTGCAGACCTCCAAGATCGGCACCGGGTCCGACCTGCCCGGCGCGGAGGCCGTGGACGAGAAGCAGCTGGAAGAGGAAGCGGTGGCGGTGAAGTCCCGCCAGCGCGGCGAAGTGACGTGCACTCTGTGGCCGCTGGCCTGGGGATCGGACGGAACGGTCGCCTAAGCGATTTGGATGGGGCTGGCGGCGACGCCAGCCCCTCCACCCCGTTTATATTAGCTGTTAAATTAAATGTCAGCGCAGACCCTAAAAACCATTCTACAGGTGATTCTATGAAGGTAATCGAGATTCTCTCCAATGCCGCCCTGGACATGCCATATAACCGCGGGCGGGATATTGACGGCGGCATTCTGCGCCATGCGTACGGACGCAGTTTTTTCCGCTTGGCAGAGTGTCCGCTGAGCGCGGTGCAGGCGGCGGCGCTGGCCGCTGACTATCCGGGTCTCGAACGGCCTCCGGTCTCGGAGCTGGAACTGGCGGAGCTGAACCGGCAGCCGTCGCGGATCGCCGCACGGGTGATCGATATTGCAAAATCGGAAATTGGAAATCCGAAACCCGAAAGCGGAAATCCGCCCCCTCCCGAAGAAGAAAATCCGAAATCCGAAATCGGAAATACGAAGGGCGGTGCACCGCGCGAATATGATTACCGGGCGTTGCAGCAGCTGGCGGCGGAGGCCGGGCTGAAGACCGTGGGCGTGAGCAAGGACGATCTGCTGAAGCAGCTCGTGGACAAAGGGATCAATGTCTCCAGCGCGGTGAAAGCCTGATGGCCTATATCGTCTTATCCGACCTGCAGAAGTTTTTCCCGGAGGCGAATTTGATTGATCTGTTCGCCGACGCGGAGCTGGGGCAGGACGCGCCGACGGCCGTCAATGCGGATATCCTGAACGCGATCATTGAGGGCGTATCCGAGGATGTGGACGGCTATCTGCGGCGGCGGTTTAGTTTGCCGCTCGTGACTGTGCCGGCCAGCCTGAAAAAGCGGGTGGCGTCGCTGGTGGTGTACGAAGGCTTTAAGCGACGGGCGGCCGCCGCAGGCGGCGTAGTGCCGATGGAAACGCGTAAGGCCTTCTATGACGACCAGATCGACTGGCTGCGGCGGCTGGCCGACGGCGACGTGGATATCGGAATTGTAGCGCCGATGGAGGCGAACGCGAGCCGGGCCGTGGAATACTCCAGCGCGGACCGGGTGTTCACGGACGACACGATGCGGGGCAGCTTCTGATGAGGGCCATGCAGGTTGTGGAACAGAGCCTGACGCAGGCGGTAGCCAGCATCCGCGAGCCGGTGACGAACATGAAACCGCTGATGAACCGACTGTCGGCCTTTCTGCTGCGCTGCGCGATGCATAAATTTGACAAGGGCGGCGGAGCCGTGCCGTGGACGCCATCGCGGCGGGCGCTGCTGGCCGGACGCAAGACGCTGAATCAGCACGGCTATTTGCGGAATTCCCTGCGGCGGATGCACGACTCCGGGATGGCCGGTATCTTTACGAACTACTTCAGTGCGCGGATCCACGAAGAAGGCGGCGTGATTCGGCCGCGCAAAGCCAAGGCGCTGGCAATTCCAATTGATCCGATTTCGATAGACAAAACTCCGGCGATGTTTCCGGGAGCGTTCATACCGCGAACGGGCAAAGACGGAGAACGGAAAAATGTCATTCTGTGGCGGCCCGCAAAGGGTGAGAAGGCGATTTCGATCTTTCTGCTGCTCAAATCCGTGACGATGCCGGCCAGGCCGTATATTGCTCCGACGGATCAAGAATTGCAGCAGGTGGATCCGCTGCTGTCACAATGGATCGTAAACGGGAGGCTGGCATGATTGGGGATATTGCCACCGCAGTGGCCGACCGGCTGGCTACCCGGCTGAAATCGCTGGTCCATTCGGCGAAGGTCTACGGCGGGGATATGGGGCAGTTGGATGCCGTGTTGCTGAGAAGCCAGACCCCTCTGATCCTGGTGCTGTTTGAAGGGCGGGAGCCGAGATCCACGGATGAGGAGAAGCGGTCGATTCGGAGTGCCGCGAAATTTCAGCTTTTAATCGTGCATAACCGGCTCCACGGCCCCGAACGGGCCACCTTTGGCAACAGTGGGCTGACGACGATTCTGGAGGCCGCAGAGGATGCCCTGAAGGGCTTTATGCCGGTGGACGGTTGCAGTCCGCTGGATCTGACCTCAGAAGTGGCCATCGATTTATCCACCAGCGGCAGGCTGGTGTGGGCGCAATACTGGCAAACCAGCTATATTCGATAGGAGAACTTATGAGTCCAACCTACACGGCCGATCTGAAAGACGATCCGAGCCGCAATTACATGGGCGGCGGCCTGCTGTATCTGCAGCCGTACGATGCCACGAAGGAGCCGAACATTCCGCTGTGCACGCTGAAAGCGGACGTGACGCTCGGATCGGGCAAAACGCTGACGGCCTGGTACGCAAACGGCGGAACCGGAGCGCGCGATTTTGCGACGCCGAGCGGCAATCTGGATATCGACATTTTCGGCGCGAGTCCGGAGGCGAATAAAGCCTATACCGGCTTGACCGCGAATGCCTTTGCCGGGGTGACGCTGGCGAGCGACCACCTGGCGGGAGCGATTCTGCGCAAGTACGCCGCGAACGCGTACGGGGCGGCGAACTACCGCTGCCTGGGGCGGCTGGACGCGGAAGGGTCGGACCTTGATGCGTCCAAGAGTATTGTAAAGGTCAAAGACGAAAACGGAGAGCTGGCGGCGAGCCACGGCGGATCGCGCGAAGCCACGCTGACCTGCAACCTGCTGCAGACCTCGGATGAAGAGATCGACTTCCTGGACCAGGAGGTGGACGGCATGGAGCACCACGGGATCTACGTGGTGAACGGCGGGGCGAAGGGGCACCAGTTTTACGTGATCCGGCGCTGTGTGATTATTCCGGGTGTCAAGATCAAGTTTGGCGCAGATACCCCGCGCAAGACGGCGGTGGTCCTTTCGCTCTTGAAGGACGGCACGAACCGACTGTTCAAGACGTACACAGGCTGATAGCCTGTTCACGGCCGGGCTTGCCCGGCGGGGAACGGGCGGAAAACGAAAAAAACTGAAAGCCTGAAAATCTGAAATGATGATTTTCCTCGGACGAGCGGAGTAGTCCGCTGACGGATCGGATCTGGTCCGAGGAGCAACGAAGAAAGATCTTGTCCGCTAAGGCGAGATCTCGGCAAAATGCCGGACACACAGCGTGCAGGATGACGGGTAAGGGAGATGGCCATGATTGATCAGGCGACGGGGATAGCCCGGTACGATACACCGGACGGGATTCTGATTCAAAAAGAACTGACGACGGGCGCGATGCGGTCGGTGGCGGCCGTGCTGGACGGAATGACCGTGAGTCACGAGAAGGGCGTGCTGGAGTTCAGCACCGACAGCGTGACGCTGGCCCGGCTCTTCAGCGTTGTGCTGACCCGCGAGGACGGCAGCCCGGCGGTGGTGACCAGTGACATGGTGGACGGCTGGCCGTGGGACCGGATCACGAACCAAATGGTAACGGATTTTTTCGTTTTCGCGCCGACATTGACGACCTTTATACATACCTTCGCGGCCGCTATGCTGAATTCCGGGAGGGAGACGGCGGCGAGCGGGGCTGGGAAGGGCCTGAGTACTGGGTCCACCTCGCACTAAGAGCCACGGGCGGCGACGTGACGAAGCTGGAGCGGGTGATGGCGATGGCGGCGAAAGACGTGATTTATCTGGTGATTGTTTCCGAACCGTTATTTGTCTACAGGAAAGCGCGTGAGCGATAGTTCAAACAAGCGGGAAATTCGATTTGCCCTGGTGGTGGATCCGGAGTCGAAGCGGGTGTTCGTACAGGACACGGCCGAGGCCTTGCAGCAGGGTGCGGAAGGCGCGGCGGCGGCCGGCGAATCGGCGAAGACTTCCGCCTACGAAACCGTAGAGGTGGGCAAGGCGATCGGACAGGTGTGGAGCGCGGGTATGCTGCTGAGGCTGGCCGGCGCGGGCTACCTGTTTAAGCGGCTGGCGCAGGATGCCAAAGAGCCATCGCCCGCCCTGAAGGAGGCCAAAGCGGACCTGGCGGAATTGACGGGAACGATCGGCACGGAGTTGCAGGCGGCGGCGGGGGGATTTGCTTCGGGGATGAAGCCGGTGATTGAAGCACTGGCCGATGCCAGGGGAGGCGTGCACGGCTTGATTTTGGGTGCGGGTTTATTTATTGCCCTTGGGCCACGGCTGCGCAGCGTGATGATGATGGCGGGGATTGGCGGCGGACCGTGGATGGCGGCGCTGGCGGGAGGCCTGATGCTGGCCGGCGCAGCGGTGACTGCCTATGGGGAAAGGGTAGCGGCCGCGGAAGCCAAGCAAAAACCATTCAAAGACGAAATCAGTGACATGGCACCCGATGAGGTCGCCAAGAGACTGAATTCTATTAATGCGGAACTTGCACGACTGAATGCTGAACTTACTGAATTGGACAACCGGCGTTTAGGACAAGCAGTCACCATAGATGCCAAATTAATCATTCCGGGGAAAAGCAGTCTCCAGACTGTACTTGAGAACGATATACGTGCCCTTGAAATTCGGAAACGCATGCTGGATGATGTGAATCGGCAGAACGCCGAATTATTGATGCGTGCTGAAGGTGGCAAGATTATTACAACGGTCTCCGAGCTTCCCCGTGAAGCTCTTCAACGGCTTCAGGCTGAAGTCACTATAGGGAAGAAGACACTGGCGGAAGCCGGTGAAGAGATGAAGGGTGTCAAAAAGCAGGCTGACGGAATTGTCACAGCGCTCCAGGCGGCTGGGCAAACCATGCTTAAGGCCTTTACACCTGAGCAAACCAAAGCCTATAAGGATGCAGCGAACGACAGCGAGCGCACGGCCGTCCAGACGAAAGCGATCAAAGACGCACAACAAGATGTTCTGAATATACAAATTGCCCAAGCGGAAAACGGCAAGAGTCAAAGCGAACAGCGCCAGAAAGAGCGCAGCGAGGCTACGCACAGGCGGGAGCTGTATGCGCAGATCGCGGACGCGCTGGCCATGCAAGGGCCGATCCATGAATTGAACAGCCTGCAGCAGGAGCGATCGCTGCTGATTGAGCGGGGCGTTCGGGCCGATGCCATTGAAATCCTGGAAATCGATAAAAAGATTTTGGACACAGAGAAGACTTTGACGGCTTCGCGGTCGGCCCAGGCGATTGTGGAAGGCCAGCTTGTGGTTAATGCCGAGAGGTTGCGGAAAGAAGAGGAACAGGCGCAGCGAACCTTTGCCACAGCCCTGACGGTGGGCGGGGCCCAGCTGAGGGGGGAAAGCGAACTGACGACGCTGCGGATCCGGATTGGTTTGCTGCAGCAGCAGGCCGGTTTGGAGACTGCTTCCTTCGAAGCGATTCTGCGGAGAAGCGATGAGCTGAGCCGCCTTGGAAGTTCGGAATTCGGACCGCCCGTGTTGGGACAGGACCAGGTGAAGGAGCAGCGGGGGCAACTGGGTGATATGCTGACGCTGATGGTTCAGTACCGACAGAAGATGGCGGACTCCGGACGGGCGACCTGGCAGCCGTTTGCCGACGCAGCGGAGAGCGCGACACGGAACAGTTCACGGGCGCTGGCCCAGATGTTTACGAAGGGCGAAGCGGGCATGAAAGCGTTCGCTGACAGCCTCAATCAGACGCTGGAGGATTTGATCGCACAGCTCATTGAAAACGGCGTGGTGGCCCTATTAGCCAGCTTATTCAGCATTCCACTGGCCGCAGGCGGCGGGATCGGTGGACTGATCGGCGGCCTGTTCAGCCAGATCCAAAGCCTGCCCAATGCAGGGCGGACCCCGTGGATGCCATCGGTGGGCGGTAGCAACGGCGGCTGGGCGGGGACGGCGGGGATTGAAGCGAAGTTGGACCGACTGAACAGCAATATAGAAATGCTGGCGAAGACGCCGTTTCAGGCGGGCGAGTTGACGATCCGGGGCGGTGATTTGCGGACGGTTATTGTGCGGCAGAATGCCCAAGCGAAATCGCGGTCATTGGGATGAGCCAGTATCAACTCTATATTAACGGAATTCCCGTGCCGGTGAACCGATGGAGCGGACCGGGTGCGTTGCGCAGCGGATACCGCGGGCCGGAACCGGGATCACGGGAAGCGGGCAGCGCGAGTTTTGACCTGTACAGTCTGACGGGGGCCGATCCGTTTTTTCGCGAGGCCATTCCGGGAGCGCGGGTGGACATTCACCGGCTGGGGAGACCGTTTTATCGCGGCATCATCGGATTTCCAGCCGAGCGAACGACCTATACGTCGCATATTCAGAGCAAGGAGAGCGCATCGGCTCTGAATGATGTGCAGGCCGGCAGTATGCTGATTGGTCCGTGGCAGAATCCCGAGTTATACGGTTTTTATATTGAAGGCCCGGCCTACGGCTACGAGGCGCGGATTGCGGCCGCCTTTGCCGACGACCCGCGATCCTATATAGGATTCACGAAAGAATTTCGCTTTGACAGCTACCACTGGGTGCCGCGCTGGCCGGCACGCGAGGGTGAAGCCGTACGCAGTTTGCGATGGGACGAACTGACTCCGGATGAGATCGCGCAGCGAGTGATGGATACGGCGAACAGCCAGGGGACAACCTGGATCAGCCGCGTTGAACTGGGGGAGGTGGTCGGACCGGAGCAAGTGACCTCGCGGGTGATTCAGGACACTGCCGGTGAGTTTGTCCATTTCGAGTGGATAGCGCGGGAGCCGGAGCTTGGCTATTTCAATTTGCACGGCCTGATCACACGGCAGATCGATGGCCGTGATCATACCTTTTTATGGCTCGTGCGCGGCGGTACGTTCTATCTATATCAGCTGGTGAACCACGGGGTGGCCGTGAGGCTGGGGAAGCATGACTTCAGCACGGATTACGTTCGAGACGGCTTTGAACCGTGGTTTCTACCGTTCGGCAATACCGTTAAGTCCTTCGGGCCGATCGCGATTCCACATGATACCCATAACTGGCAGGGATCCCATTTTCTTTCGTTCTATCTGTATGGTCAGTTGCCGACCCGGTATCAGCGATGGGAGGTGTGGCAGATTGATCTACGGTCCATCCTGAGCGCGGAGACGGACGGCGATCTACCGGTGACGGTCTACCGCAATCAAGGGCAGTTGGCAGCTATTCAACCGTTCATGCGGGGATCCGAAGGGGTCTATAATTTGAGTACGACGCCCTACCCCATCCGGTCGACGGTATCCGAACGATCGGGCGGGCGATATCTGGACAGCGGGAACGAAACCGTCAGCTGGATCGGAGATCTTTTCCTGCGGGAAATGGCGATAGATTTCCGGGGAGTGACATTGCGAGATGTGCTGCGGGATGTTTCGATTTGCTGCGGGGCCGAATGGTGGATCGATGCCGACGGCACCTTGCGGATGACCCGATTGGACCAGGGCAGCGGCAGCAGCCATGTGCGGAGTTCGCGCGTTCTGAGCGATGTTCAGATCGAGCAGGACTTAACTCCATTTGAAGATTTAGGACTTTCCGGCATACCGCTGAATGATACCCACGCCATTTACCTGCTGGGCGGCTTGCGGGATCTAAGCCGGTACCAGGCCAGCGTGCGGCGCACGACATTTATTCCGGCTGGAGGCATTGATTTGCCTCTGCTGGGTCGCTCTATTCTACTTGATGATGTCCCCCGTGGTCGGTTGGTGGCGATTGAAGCCAGTGGGGAGCAAGTGACCATCGAGACCGAATTGGAATCCGATCGAGAGGAAACCCCGCGATGATCTTCGGCGAGGGCGCACCCAAAGTCACATTTAAGCTGAGCGATGGTAGCGACGGGGACAAGGATCTGGCGCTGCCACGGCCGATGAGGCGGGAGTTTGAGGATTACGAGGATGTGATTCTTTCCGTTGGGACCGACGCGGACGGCCAGAGCGTAGAGGTCTACGACGGCGTTCGGTATCACGGGACGTTTGTCTGGCGCAGCCATGCGGGCAATCAGTTGCAGATGGCCGACGTGATCCGGGTGATCAACTGGCGCGGTAACGGCTTGCTGCTGGACCTAATGCCGCATGACGACGAGCCGCAGCAACGGGTGCTGTGCGAGGTGGTGCGCACGTCGATAAAACCGTTTGACGGGATGCTGACGGCTGAGGACATTACGATTGAATTCCGGGGCACGGCGGTGCTGGCGAAAAAACCCAACCCTGCCTTTGAACGAAACATTAATCTTTTCGAATACGTCGCCTACGTAGTCGTATAGAGGTCATTATGGCAAGAATGCCTTTTGTTGTGCGGAACCAGAACGGCGTCGGACTTCCCGGCCGGGTGCTGAAGTTATTTCGATTCGCGGACAACGTGGAGCTGGGCACCTTTACCGATGTGGGCAACGGCAACTACTGGATCGAGCACACGGTCAGCGAAAAGGTTTACGTGAAGGACGGCGGCACGCTGATCGTCTCCACGAACGGGATGGATTTCCCGACGGATGACCAGGTGCTGCTGGCCGACCTGGCTGCGACGACATCCGGCAAAGGGGCCTCGCTGGTCGGCATTGAAGATTTCAACTCCCATTTTACGGCTACGACTGTTGAAGGGGCGCTATTCGAATGCGCCACGTGGGCGTACTTATCCTCGATTGGCGCAGGTGGCGGCGCTTCGCTCATCGGCGTGCAGGACACCGGGAATTACTATACCGGTGGCACGGTGGAGGCGGTGCTGGCGGAGATCGGACCGATAAAGGCGGCATTGGCTGGGCTGACCAGCTCGGCAGCCGAACTCAACAAGCTGGATGGGACCTCGGGAAATGTAACGCCCGCGAACCTGAACACTCTGGTAGCTGGCGCTGCCAGCGACGCCGGCGCGCTGCACCGGCATGATATGTCGGCCCTACTGGGGAGGACACTGCAGGCGAACGATGCGACTTACCGGGATCTGATTTTGAAAGGGTCGCTGATCGGCGGCATTCGGGGCAGCGTCGTAATGGACGTGGATGATCCGGACAGTCCTGGCCAGGCGGTAGTGCATAAGCGCAGTGAATCGGGTGTGGCCATTACGGCGGAAATCATGACCGATCACGAGGTCGGGGATTTGAATTTTTCGGGCATTCCCTTGCTGTCTGCGGTGACGTTTCCGGGCAAGGTGACGCGGGCGCTGCAGGTGCTGGGGTC